AAAGGTACTTGAACCATTTGGTTTATCAAAAGATTATACCTATATTGATATAGAACTAAAAACAAAACAAAATAAATAATTATGAAAAAAGTAGGAATGTTATTAATGGGGTTAGCTTTAACCTTCGCAAGTTGTGAGAAAGAAGTAGAAAACCCAGATGGGTCTAATATCGAAAGTACAGAGGACTGTACGTGTGGTGTAATAATAGACAGTGATAATTACGCAACTACTGGTCCTGGACCTTACCCTGGTTCACCAGGTCTAATTAGTGTAAACAAAAAGATAAAAGTAAAAAATGATTGCTCAGGTAATGTATCTAATTGGATATATACAGGTGAGGATGGTAATCAATATGACTTAGGTTATGATTATTGTCACCATTCAGAATGGTAAATTAATCCTTTGTATCATCTAATGGGATTATTACACCCTCAATGATTTTATAACGAGTAGTTTCCTTTTCAATAAAGTCCTCTAATTTTTGGAGGACTTTTTCAGTTGAACTTTTTAATTTTTTTTTACTATCTTTTCCCATATCGGTCTAGTTTAATTTTTATATAATCTTTCAACCCTGATATTTCAAAGTGAACTTTTTCATTAGAAGATGAGAGACCATCAATAGCATCAGCTAGTTTATCTATAATTTTAAGATTATCCCTTTCCATATCCCGTATATCTTTATACAACTCTCTGATTTCCTTTTCTTTCATTTTTTCTCTTTTATAGAAATATCTAATTGCAATAACCATAGTTCCGATTACTGGGAATATTTTAATTAAATCTGTTAAGAACCCTATATCCATTATATCTATTTATTTTTATATACTACTAATTCCACCTTTATTCTGATTCCTTTTACCATCAGGTCCTACTATACTTTTATTAGACCTATCTTTATATAGTGTGAAAAGGTCTTTATTTTCATATAAATATTCTCGCAATTCATCTTCTTTAATCTTTGCGTATTTTACTATATTTCGTCTAATATAATTAACTACATCTATACTCTCTGACGCTGAAAACTCACCACTCTGTGATTGAATACCCTTATTACTTATTCTAAATGTTAAATTAGGAACTGCTTCATAAGCTGCATAGAAAGCCACCACATACTTAATAAACTCAACCAATTGAGTCTCATCAGCATTTAAAGTACCAAGGTTAAACTTATCTAATATATCATTATAAAAAGTATATCCTAATATAGGTTGTATATAAGTTATTGCTGATATATGTAAATATGGTGATATATCACCAGCATCAACATTTTGTGTTATATGGGTTTCATTTTTAATAAATTCTTCTGTTACGAAATATACCATTATATGTCTTCTTTTTTATCTCTAAAGGTTTTAATTTCAGTCTTGTTTATTTCAATTGGTGTCATATTAAATATACTTAAAATATCATTTAAAAACTCTTCCATCTTATTTCTATTATCATTCAACCAAATCTTTTCAAATTGTATTGATGAAAACTCTATCTCATCAGAAGCTCCTAAACTACCAGCAACTCTAACTCCCATTAAAGCTGGGTTGATATTATGTGATATAGCTATCTCTTCTTTCTGTTCCTTTGAGGTCTGTTCAAATAACTTATGATTATCACTCGTTTCTAATACTCTTATATCCGGTGAGTTTTCTAATCCATTATGTTCTATCTTCATAGCCTTATTATAATTCTTAACACCCTTTTGGTTATTTCTCATATTAGCCATCCAATTCTCTTCTTCATCATCATCCATTAAAAAAGGGTAGGAAAATATAACAGATGGTTGAATACCATTCTCTAAAGCCGACTTATGTAATAAACCTAGGTCAGCACTTACTGATTGCCAGTTAGCTGATGATAACCAATCAGGTAGTCCATACGTCCGTGATGACCCAACCTCATTCTTAATTTCAAATATCTGCCACTCATCTTTACTTCCTACTCTATATGGTTTAAAGACCCGTGGGTTAGTTCTATATAACCAATTGTCTGAATAGAAGTATTGTTGTATATCAGTGAATAAACCACCCTTACTATTCCTTATTTCACTTGGGTCAACCACTTTAAATTTATCATAATCTTCACCATTAAAATGTAATAAAACAATAGACCTTCCATGTTTAATATAATCTCGTGTTAATTTTCTAAATGAATCTTTAAATTTATTAGTTCTCTCAAAAGTTTTAACTTTTATCTTTTCTAAACTATCCATTTTATCATAACCTTTCCATTCATAACCTTCACCTATTACACTCCAAGTCTTAAAATCAACACACGCTGAGTGCATAGGAGAGGAAAGATATAATTGATTTAGTATATTAGGGTATAGATTATTACCCCCAAAATAGACCCAATTAGTTCCTGACCTTAATTCATCTCCAATAAAAGGTTGTGATAAATCCATATTTTCTGTTGATATAGTATTCAATAGAGTAACTTTCTTACCCTCCTCTTTTGGTGTTGATTCTTGTTCAACTTTCTTTTTATTCTTATTTAAATTAAATAATCCCATATCTCTATTTATAATTTTCATCTTTTACTATTAGTAGTCCATTCTCTAATATAATCCCATCAGTATCTAATGGGTCTAATGTTTGAGTAACACTTTCATAAATTCTATAATCCCATTCCCCTGTAAATAACTCTACCTCAGCATTACTACCTGAAGCTCCTGTTGTTTCCTCTACTTCGAATCTATCATATCTTATTTTATTCCCACTTATATTAACTGAGTTAAAATATCTAAATTCAGTTTTAGTAAATTTAGACTGTAATTCGAATAGGTAAAAAGGGTTCTCTAATTCTACCCTTTCTGACACTGTAACAGTTAAAAAATTAACTTGTCCTTTATTTATTATTAAATTCGCCATAGTTATATATGTTATCTCATTTTTATACCAGATTCCCTATAAGTTAATGTAGGTTTTTATATTCTATTTTTATATAGACAATACCAAGAAGAGGGAACTGTTTAAGCCCCCTCTTCTTGGTATTGTCTGATTTAACAGACCTATGATTTCTTAACTAACGCTTAAATAACAGATAATACTGTTGCCTCGTCAGTGAAATAAGCTTGCCATCTTTCTTCTCCCATAAATGGTAGAGTGTAAAATGTACCAGCATTTCTAGTTTCATTTGTTCCAGATTCTGAATTACCTAATCTAAGTCCATCATCAAGACCGAAAATTCTATATTCGTCGTTATTATCTAATATGATGATAACCAATCTTCGTCTTCCTTCTGCAAGTAATGATATAGCGTTTCTTTTAGCGACCTCTATTCTCCTTAATCCAAGAGATATTGACTGTTCCCATAAATGGACATCAGCAACAAAATCACCTACTTTATTTTCTGTGTAACTTGAAGTGTTTTTTTGGAAAGTGAATTCCTTAAACGTTTCACTACCTACCATACTTAAACCAGTAACCTCTCCAGATGCTTCTGTATATGTATCAACATCTAAAAAATCAGCTATCCAAGCCTTCTTAATAGAACCAGCGTTATTATCATTACACGAAGCTGTTAAACCTATTATTGTATTACAATTTGACATTATATTTTATTATTTTTATATAAAAGGATTTGGGTATTAATACCCAAATCCTTTTTTAATTATTATCTTATACAGAGTGGTAATAGATTTCTTTACCAATTAAATAATCAACTCCAAATTTAAAGTCAGTTCTGATACCGATTTTTCTATCTAATCTCGTTTTGTAAAAATCAACAACCTCATATCCTGTTTCATCAGAAATTAAATCTTGAAGTAACAAGAAGTTCATTCTATCAGCAAGAATTAAAACATCATCAGATGCTCCTTCGATTTCAATGATAGGAGTTCCTTGGAAGTTCAATTGAACATCACCAACATAATATTGACCTGATGCTTGGTTTTCAGATATAGCGTCTTTATAAGCTTCAACAACATTCGTTGCTGCCATAATAACAAAACCATCTTTTGATTTTACTCCTCTTGGAAGTGCATTTCTACCTTCTATAATAGAATCAACTACTGTTGAAGATGTAATTGGAGAAGCCGTTCCAGGAACAAGTACAGTCCCATCAGCACCCAATTTCTTCTCTAAACCATCACACGAGTTTAAATAAGCAAGATTACCAGTTTCTCCACCAGCAGTATCACCTTTCCATGTTAAGTTTTCTAATTCTTCTTGGTGTTCTTTTGCAAGAGTTTCATAGAAGAATGTCATAAATGCAAAGTTATCATTGAAATTTGCAGAACCTTTAGCAATTTGGTCTGAAATGAAACTTTGTTCCAAATCAGCTATACATACAGAAGTAGAGACCATAAGAGGACATACTTCGAATTCCTTTTGTGATATCTCTGAATCACTTGGGTCAAAGTCACACGCTCCACTCTTAATAAGTGATTCGAACGTTGATGTTCCTAATTTTACTCTATCTTTTACTCCGAAGATAGCTCGGAAATTACCTCTTGATTGGTCCTCACCTATCATCGCTTCCCTGAAATAATCAGTTGCGTTTGTAGTGTAATCAGCAGAAGTGTCTACTGTCATATCCATCTCTACTTTACTTCCGTACTTGTTAAAGTCTTCCATTGAAAGTTCAAGACCGATATTATCGAATTTAATTTTTTCTAATTTAATAGCCATTTTAATTTTTATTTTTTTATTTTATCTATATGTTAATGTATAAATATTTCTTTTATTTTCTTTTTATTCTTGTTAGTACATTTAAAGACTGTGACTTTGTTAATTTAGTTAACTCAACATTATCTTCTTCATCTTCACTATTATTCAAATCTGATATCATAGATTTAATTGAAGCAATTTCTTCATATATTGTTTCAAAGTTCTTTTCAATATCAGTCTGTTCCTCTTCAGATGGGTCAGTAATTTCACCTTCTTCATCTTCTTCTTCAATAGCTTCGACCTTTTCATCTTCAACTACCTTATCTTCTTCTTCGACTGCTTCAACTTTTTCATCTTCAACTACCTTATCTTCTTCTTCAATAGCTTCAACCTTTTCGTCTTCAACTACCTTATCTTCTTCTTCGACTGCTTCAACTTCCTTATCCTTTTTAAGTTCTGTTATAAGGTTCTTCATAGTCTCCAATTCTGTTTTTAGAGTTTCTATCTCATCTTTCATATTATCTTTTTTATTTTTTATTTTCTGATTTATATCAGAAGTAAGCTCAACTAATTTCATATTCAAAAAAGCCTCTATACTATAAGCATTCTTATTATTCTCTTTTATATCTTTCCAGTATTCATTATCAACTACTTGACTATGAACCATCCAAGTCCCAAGAGGTATATCTTCTAATGAAAATCCATATTCCGTATATGTTTTATCATCTTCACTCTCTATAATCCACTCTTCTAAAATGAAAGCTTTAGCAGTCTCACCTTTATGAGTATCTTTAAAGATATTTAAATCATCTAATTTACCATCTTGTCTAGCTTTAAGTCTGATATCTTTAATAACCTGACTTTTAGCTCGTATATAAAACTCACCTATCTCCTTATCATTCCGATAAATTAATTTATCCGGAATTAAAAGTGGTGATAAAACTTGTTGTTTCTCTGTTAATTGTAAAGAAAGTTTATATAATGATTCTTGTGTTTCTTTAGAAAGTAATATACCTTTCTGTTCTATTGCCGGTTCATCAACATAAGCTATTTTATCAAAACCAGTAGAATCCTTCATACCCTCTTCAAACCCAAATAACTCTAAATCTAATATAGGTAACCTATTATCTATCTCCATATAAGTTAATGTAGATTTATCGATTCTATTTTATTTTTTTGTTGATATCATTTATTCCACTATCTTAATTTTTTTTGGGTTAAATGGTGGAGTTGACTTATCAAGATATTGAACTCCACCCATACTCTTAAAGTATTCAATCCATATCATTATTTTATCAATATCATATATAGATTTCTTAAAAAATATATAACCACTATATTTAAAAGTTAACATATCTTCATAAGTCACTAATCTCTGATGACCTGATGATTTTAATATATAATAATCATTATAGTTAAATTTTTTTAAATGACTTTCTAATGTTTTATTACATATCCTATCATATCCTAATCTAAAATAATCTCCACCTACTGGTCTCCTATTTTCTATATGATTAGTTTTCAAACTCATACTTATCTCCCTCTCTTCTTTTTCTAACAGCCATTAAAGTTATACTAACCTTACAAGCATTACCATCTCCATCTTTATTAAAGTTATAATTTCTCCATAGTTGGATTTCCTCTACCCAGTATTTTATATAATCTAAATTTAATATACTATTCTGTGACAATATACAAAAACTCCAATCACATTCCTCTAAACTTTTATAAAGAAATCTAAGTCCTTTTTGAAAAGGTGGGTTGATTATAGCTACTCTACCTTTCTTATACTCTATCTTCTCTTTTAAGTAATCACATTCTTTAATATCATCTCTATGTTCATCAGGTTGTATATCAAATGCAATATAAGGTTTATCAAATCTATCACATATAGAACCACCACCAGCACTATTTTCTAAATATTCAGTTATTTCAACATCACAAAATTTATCTTTTAATTTAAATAGTGCATCTGTTAATTCAGTTGGAGTGTAAAACTTTTCTAATCTATCTTCACCTTTATAATTCATAATAATAATTATTTTTTTGTTATATTATATATTAAGTTATAATATCACTTTTATTGATTTTATTAGATTCTGATATCATATTATCTAACCTATTAAACACTAATATAACATTAGTTTCTAATATCTTATCAAATCTAGTTATATCTCCTTCACTCACCTTTGTTAATATATCCTGCCACATACTCTTTTTAGATTTCTCAGCATTATTTATCTCATCATAATAAATCTCTAACTCTTCTTCGTTTAATTCATCAGGATTGATATCATTTATACCATTATCAAAAAAAGAATAGGTTGAGAATATACTCTCTCTCCATTTAATATATTTCATTATATTTCCATAAACATGATTAATATTAATCGTATCTAAAAATATATTAGCCCTCTCTTTAATATCAATAGTGGAGTAATCTTCAAATATAATTTCCTTTAATGGTTGTTTATCAAATAACCTATATAATATAGCAGTTATAAAGGGTATATTCTTCACCCAATTATCAGATATATAATGTTCTAAATCAATAAACTGTCCCAATGAAACTGTATTAAAATTAATAATTTGTAATGGGGTCGTATCTATTTTAATAACATTACGACCATTACTATCTAACTCTAAATTATTCTCATTATATAAATTAACCAATTCATCAATACTTAAATTATGTAGTTCTTCCTCAACCTTTCCCGTAACAAGACTAATATAAATCATCATTGACTTAATACTAACATCACTTAAATTGGTTAATTTAATGTAATCCCTTATTACCATTCGTCAAAAGTTCATTTAATTTCCCGAAGTGGGTTGTTAACTTTGTTGTTATATGGTTGATATATGGTATGACAATATCAGCCGTCATTACCTCGTTTATACCATCAGTGTTTTTATCTATTTTAAATAATAAACACATAGCATCTTTTACCCAACCGTCAGGATTAACATTGATAAATTCTTCTAATTCAGATAGATAAAATAAGTTTAATTTTGGTTTACCCTCATCATCGAATTCCGCTGTGTATGTTTCATCACCTATTTTGACTTCTTTAATATATTCACTTGAATTGATATTCAATTTACCAATAACATCAAATAACATATCATCAGACATATATACATACCTTTCATCATCAGATAAAATACCTAATATTCTAAACCATATTTTAATATTTGATTTATCATCACGAAATACATTCGTCACTTTTATTAATTCATCAAGGTTAATTTCACTTGCCTCGCTTTTAATATTCACTTTATACTCTTTAAAATCTAATTCTATCATAATACCATTTCTTTTTATAAGGTTATCTGATTTCTATATCAGAATCCCTATATGTTAATGTATATATAATACTATCCGTTTTTAGAGTTGCATTTCTTGTTGAATATTAATATCATTCTTTTGAACAGCATCTATATCTGACCAAGATACAACCGCTTTTATTTGATTCCCCTGCCCTTGACTACCAAATTGACTACTATCACCTTCTGACCCTTCATTACCTTGTCCGAATAGATTAACTCCTGGAGTTTCTTGTATGTTAGGTGCTGTGGTTGATACAGAAGGTGTGGGTGTTGAACCTCCTCCTCCACCACCTGTGAATGTTGTGCTAGCAATCTTAGCTATCTGTGCAGCCCCAGTCACACCAGCTATAATAGGCATCGATATATTCATTGGGAAGGGAGCTCCTAAACCTGATATTATACCCTGTGCCATACCCATAACAGCGGACGCTATTTGGAATTTCTTTTGTTGCTCAAATCCTTCTTTTCTTAATTTCTTTTGTTTAGCTTCATTACCCTCAGCAGCTTCTATCTCTGCTTTATTTGAAGTTTTCATTAACGAAGCTACCGCATCCATCCCTTGTGATATAAATCCTATAGTTTCTGATGCTATCGCTCTTTTTTCTTCTGCGGTTTTCTTTTCATCTTCTACAATATCATCATTAGTCTTCTTCTTATTAGCGAGTATTTCAGCGTCAGTCATTTTACTCAACGATAATTTATTTCTAGCTATTTTAAGGTCTGTCTCCTCGGTATCTATGTTATAATTTAATTGAACTGTTCTTAATTTATCTAATCTCTCTCTCTCTGCTATTAATCTTTGAGCATCAGCTTCTTCTTTTGTGAATGTTTTATCTCTCTCAAAGTTAGCTATTTTAGTTAATTTTAACGTGTGTTCCTTATCTATCTTTTCAATCTCTTGTTTAATCTCATCTCCTTCTGGACCTTTGACTTCACTATCTGAAGGCTTATTTAATAAATCATCAATTTCTTGAAGACCAATAGCTAGTTTTTTTACTTCTTTTGTAGTAGCAGCAGTTTTCTTATTTGCTTCCTTTTGTTCTTCTCCATTTTCCTCAGTTGCCTTTGTATTATCTTTAAGTGCATCCAATTTCAATAATAATGCTTCCTTTTGTTCTTCGATAATCTTTCTCCTATCCTCACCAGTTTTGATTGCCTCTTTACTTCTTTCATTTGCAATATACTGTGCGTTAGTATTTGCTCCAATAACAAGTGTGTTCGTTGCAATAGCCATGATATTATCCAGTATTCCCTTATTTTCACCAGTTTTCATATCAACTTTATTCTCTAACTGTTTGATATATTCTTCTTCCGCCATTTTTTCTAAGGCTTTAACTTCTGCGTTGATAAGTACTAATTTTGAATTTTTATCAATAGCGTCATTTAAGTCTTCCGTTGTCGTTTTTTCCGCATCTAAATTTTCCAATAATTTTGGATGTTCTTTCTGTAGTTTCTTAACAGCTTTAACTCTATCTTCTCTTGATTTAGTATCATCGTTAATAGCACCCTTTAATTCCTCCAAGGCGTATAATTCTTTACCTGCGATATCGACTGCCGATTTCATTGACTCGTTGAATACTTCTTGTGATGTATCAGCTGAATTCACTATATCCGTATATGCAGCAATAGCCGCAACAGCCGAAACAATAAGTGATATTAATAAAACAATAGGATTTGCCTTCATAACAGAATTTAATACTCTTTGAGCAACAGCGCTTTTTACTGTCACATTCCTTAATAATTTCTGAGCAGATATAATACCATCTAAACCACCTCTAAATGTTTGAGCAACAGCCATACCACTAACTAAATTCTCAATCATTTTTTCTGAACTCTCGTTAGTTATACCTAAAGCCCCAGATAAAGCCATTGCTCCAGTCGCTGTATCAGCAAGACCAGCAGCAAAAGAACCAATTTCTGATGATTTCTGTTCCATATCAAGACCTTCCATACCAAGTTCCATATCTTTAATCTTACTAGTTGCTCCAGCAATAGAACTTTGTAGTTCATTAAATCTATCAGAAGCAACATCAGTCTTCTTCAATTCCTCCATCATAGACTCAACAGAAGCTTCTAAATCTCCCATAGTCTTTAATGAACTACCTGCGTCTATATCTAAATCTATTTTTATTTTTTCTGCCATTATCTTTTAATTTATTTTAATTACTTACTCCTGGACCAAATGGTTTATTATTATTAGTATCTGTACTAGTGATGATTTTACCTTTCATATTCTTTGCTTTACCAGCTGTAATTACATCAACATTATTAAATATAACCTTGATAAAATCACTCTCTGAATCAAACTCTACTGGTACAGGCACTACACCACTTTTCACATTTTTAAACATTTTCAATAATACAGAAAATGTAACAGTTTGTTTTATTCCGCCATTCTTTACTTTACCCATAATCCTATACTTTTTTTTATTAAGATATTATTACACTATCTCTCATTCTTCTCCAATCTGTTCCATCACTAAACGCTAGTGTATAACCCCCAGTTTCGTCTGTAACAGCTATCATACCACCACTATAATCTGATGCGGTTGGTACAGTAGCTACCGTATATTGAGTGAGTTCTATAACTCCCGTAGATAATGTTTCTAAATAAGTTAAATTCCCATCCATTTCGGTATAGGTTAGTGCCGACCCTTTTATATTTCTTAATATTAATGCCATAATTTATTTCTTTTTTCTATTAGTTAATGTATATTATATAATTATCATTTTTATGTTTTATTTACTACTGTATCTGAAATTGTGCCCGATAATGAAGTTCCATTTATAAGACCATTATTATTATTATTTGTAACAGAAGTAACCGAGGCGGAACAGTTGTTGATATATCCAGCATTCGAATTTTTTAAAATATTACCGTCATTATTATTATCTTTAATATCTCCAATATTACTATTGTTATTAATTCTTCCGACATTACCTAGGTTACCCTCGATGACTCCATTATTATTATTTTCATTTATAATTCCGGTGATGCTATTGTTGAGAATATCCCCTGTGTTATTATTATAATTAATATCTAAGTTTGAGTTTGAGCTTATCGAACCAGTGTTCGAATTTGAGAATATATCCCCATTATTTGAATTTGAGAATATATCCCCATTATTTGAATTTCTTAAAATATTCCCATTATTTGAATTATCTTCAATATTACCTCTATTTGAATTAGTAAAAATAGAACCACTATTTGAATTATCATAAATAGAACCAAGATTTGAATTTCTTGAAATATTACCACTATTTGAATTATCATAAATAGGACCAAGATTTGAATTATTAAAAATATTAACACCGTAATTATTATAAATATGACCAAGATTTGAATTACTAAAAATAATACCACCATAATTATTATAAATGCCATAACATTTATTTCTATATATTTTATCATCATTCCAATCAGTTATATCTAACACATTTAATGAAACACTCATACCATTTGATGTGACTATTCCAATTAAATCATTACCTTTCCAGTCTCGTTGGTTAGAAATAAAATCATTATCAAAATCATATTCAATAGAAAAGTATTTATCTTCATATCTAACATCTGTATTAGTAACTAAAGTCCATCCACCACCATCTATTATATCATTAACAGTTGTTCCTCCATCAGAAGATGTGTTCCTTTCCCATAATTTACCACCCCATATAGCGTAGTAAGTAGTACCTCCTGATGCTGGGACTGAACCTTGACCATACGTCTCTCCATATATACCAACATACTCATCTATCCCAAAAGTCTGTGGTGTATAGTAAGTTGTTAAAGGACACCTCATCATCCTAACACCACCTGTAGATAAGTTATCTGTATCCAACGCTCTAATCCATATATCTCTATCTGTAATATGATATGTTGAACCTAAATCTAAATCACCATCATTCCTTAAAGTTAATAAATCACTATAAGTAATATCCTCTATTGTATTACTACCTGTTATACCTATTATATTAGTAATACCAGATAAATCCAATTCATTAGCTTGTATATTAACAGTCCCATCATTACTCGCATCGAAAGTTATACCAGCATCGAACGACTCAGCATATCCATCAGCAACATAATTATCAGCAACATATTCCGATTCATACGTCATCCCTACTTTAGTAAAATCAACCTCACCTATATTAACCTTTTCACCTATATTGACATCACCTATAAGCGCATTATATTCTTCTGATGCAATCTTATTTGTACCAACAACTAATTTATTATTTAATCCACCATCAGTTGAATTATCACCAATAATCATTGACGAACCATTTATCGTATTATTATCACCAATTATA